ATGGCAGGTTCACGCAAAGATTGCTTAGTATTCTTGTCACCAGAGAAAGCCGATGTTGTAAACAATCCAGGCTCTGAAGTTACCGACACAGTTGCATACCGCAACACATTGACCACTTCTTCATATGCTGTTTTAGATAGCAATTGGAAGTATCAATATGACAATTACAACGATGTATACCGCTGGGTTCCATGTAACGGTGATGTTGCTGGTCTCTGCGCTCGCACAGACCTCGAGCGTGACCCATGGTATTCACCAGGTGGTATGAATCGTGGTGTATTAAAGAATGTCATTAAGTTGGCATATAACCCAACCAAAACAAATCGTGATGATTTGTATGTAAAAGGCATCAACCCAATCGTTTCATTCCCAGGCGAAGGCACAATCCTTTATGGCGATAAGACAATGTTGAGCAAACCATCTGCGTTTGACCGCATCAATGTTCGCCGTCTATTCATTGTGCTTGAGAAAGCAATTAGTCGTGCAGCTAGATTCTCATTGTTTGAATTCAATGACCAATTTACCCGTGCTCAGTTTGTTGCTCTCGTAGAACCATTCTTGCGTGATGTGCAAGGTCGCCGTGGTATTACTGACTTCCGTGTTGTTTGTGATGATACAAATAATACACCAGAAGTTATTGACCGTAACGAATTTGTTGGTGACATTTATATTAAACCTGCTCGTTCTATCAACTTTATTCAACTTAACTTTGTTGCAGTTCGCACAGGCGTTTCGTTTGATGAAGTTGTAGGACAGTTCTAAATAGAGAAACGGGAGAAAATTAAATGGCATTTAATGTAAACGAATTTAGAAGTCAGATGATTGGGGACGGAGCCCGTCCAAATCTATTTGAAGTTTCTATGCCGTTTCCTGCGTTCTCTGTACCAGGAAATGCACAAACAAAACTAACTTATATGTGTAAGACAGCACAATTGCCAGGCGCTACGCTTGGTGTTGTGCCTGTGCAATACTTTGGTCGTGAGCTTAAATTTGTAGGTAACAGAACATTTGCTGACTGGACAATCACAGTTATTAACGATGAAGATTTCGTAATTCGCAATGCCTTCGAGCGTTGGATGAACGGTATCAATTCACATAATTTGAATGTCCGTAATCCAGCTGCATTGTCACCACTTGGTTACACAGTTGACGGCGATGTTACACAGTTTGGTAAGAATGGCAACTCATTGAAGAAATACAAATTTGTTGGACTCTTTCCAAGCGATGTTACTCCAATTGATGTTGATTGGGGTTCAAATGATACAATTGAGGAGTTCTCAGTTACTCTCACCTACCAATGGTGGGAATCAGTAGAAACTGGTGTAGTGTAAAGAGAAAGGCTTTGGCCTTTCTCATATTTTTAGGATGATTTTTTATGGCTATTAAGCTCTTCGGCTTCACCCTAGGTTCGAAAGATGTTGTTCAGGTTCAATCGCCTGAGCAACCTTCTTTCGCACTTCCAACTCCTGCACTTGATGACGGTGCAGTTACTATTACTCAAAATGCTTATTACGGCACCTATGTTGACTTAGAAGGTGCAGTTCGTAATGAGTTAGAGTTAATTACCCGTTATCGTGAAATGTCAAACCATCCAGAATTGGAGATGGCAATTGATGATATTGTCAATGAGGCTATTACACACGATGATACAGGTAAAACAGTCAACATTGTTTTAGATAAATTAAAACAACCTGAAACAGTAAAGAAAAAAATTATTGAGGAGTTTGAAACTGTCCTCAAAATGCTTAACTTTGGTAACCTTGCTGATGACTTGTTCAAACGCTGGTATATCGATGGTCGCATTTATTACCATGTAGTTGTAGATGATAAACGCCCACAAGAAGGTATTAAAGAGTTGCGTTATATTGACCCACGCAAGATTCGTAAAGTGCGTGAAGTTAAAAAAGAGCGTGACCCAAAAACTGGTGCTGATATCATTAAATCTATTGCCGAATACTATGTGTATTCTGACCGAGGCACAACAACACAGACCTATGGTGCTTCAGTAAATGCAGGTCTCAGAATTGCACCAGATTCGATTATTAATGTGAACTCTGGTTTGATGGATGCTAAAAATACATTCGTC